TCATAAAATTTTTTATTTTTTCGTTCAATTGTATTGCAAAGTTAAAAAACCTTTTTAAATTTGTGCTATTATTTAATAAAATATTTTTAAAATTTATGACAAACCAAGAGTATCACCGTAAAACTGAGTACATCAGCAAATCACTTTTAGACTTAGTACATAAGTCGCCAGCGCATTATAAAGCCTATATTGAAGGCGAAAAACAAGCGCCAACATCAGCCATGAACTTAGGTAGCTTAGTTCATAGTGTTGTATTTAATCAGGATAATTACGCCGTTATGCCTGAATGCGACCGCCGCACAAAAGAAGGTAAATTGATTTATGAATCTTTTATGGCAGAATCAGAAGACAAAGAATTATTTGTATCGCTTAAAGATTACGAATTAGCCCTAAACATTCGATTAGCTGTTTTATCACATCCAAAGGCGGCAATATTATTAGAACAGGGACAAGCTGAACTACCTATTTTTGGTAAAATTGCAGACCTTGACGCAAAGTGCAAAGTTGATTTTTTAAACACTAAGTATAACGTTTGCATAGACCTTAAAACAACAACTAACTCAGCACCTAACGAATTTGCAAAATCTGTTTGGAATTATCGCTACCATGTGCAAGCCGCGTTTTATATGGATTTAACAAAGTCCGAACGCTTTATATTTATAGCCGTTGAAAAAGAAGCGCCGTTTAATGTAGAACTTTATGAACTTGACCCCGAAGCAATTGAACGCGGCCGCCAAGAATATTTAGCAGATATTGAAACGCTTAAAAAATGCAAGGAAACTAATAATTTTCACGGCTATACAACTGATAATAAAATTCATATTCTTTCATTGCCTGGATGGGCTAAATAAATTTAAAATTATGAAAACTTACAAAGCTTGGACACGCACAGCAAACACTAATGATTCATTTTGCACACAAGAGATTAAAGCAAAATCTTTAAAAGAAGCAAAACTGTTTATTATTGAAAGTGGCAGAGAAATTCAAAAAGGTACAAAAGTTTATTTATAACATTCAAAACAACAAACCATGACACAACTAACAAAACTTCCGACACTTCAGGAACTATTAGTAGAAAATGAAGACAGCCTAAAGCAAAACGCGCTAACTGTTTTATTGAACCAAGACCCGCCTGCAAAGTGGTTAGTTCAGCATCCTATGATTCGCGATTATAAATACATTCCGATTGAAAAAATAGAATATCTGTTAACGCGTATTTTTGGCAATTTTAACGTAGAAATACGTTCAACACAGATAGTAGCAAATTCAGTAGTAGTAACTGTAAGGCTGCACGTAATAAACCCTATAAACGGCCAAGCAATGTGGCAGGATGGAATAGGCGCGGCACCAATACAAACAGATAAAGGTGCAGGCGCTACCGACTGGAATGCCGTTAAAACCGATGGCGTGCAAAAAGCTGCACCCGCTGCCGAAACATACGCCGTTAAAGATGCTGCCGAAAAGTTCGGTAAAATATTCGGGCGTGATGTTAGCCGTAAAGGTTCAATGAATTATACTGATTTGCTGAAAAAATCAGCGTTTAATGATGAATTAGAAAAATAAAAGTGTTATATTTGTGAACGTTTCGGCACTACAATGAAACGATAAAAGATATTTTAGCCCTGCATGATATAGGTAGTAGTGTCCCTATTGATTGTGGGGCTTAGTTTTTTAAAAAAATATGTTATGAGTGAAATATTATATGCTTATGCAAAAAATAACAATGGAGAATTTGTAAACATTAAAGATGCTAATCGAGAAAATTTTTATTATTTAGAATCAGAATCTAATGATAAAGCTGAAATGATAGTAGTTCAAGGTGAAAAATTACAATGGCATTTCAGAAGCAAAGTTAAAAACATAGCTATTAGAATGACAGCTGAACATATAAATTTACAAGCTGAAATATCAAAAAGTTTATCATTTTATTGCCAAGATTTAGGAATTACAATAAATGGCAAAAAATCAATAATTGAATATAGGCTTACTAATAATAGAATAGTTGATGTTGCTTATTTTGACGATAACGATGATTTTCTATGTGGTATAGAAGTAGTGCATACTAATGATATCAATAATGAAAAATACAAAGACTTATATGAATCAAATTATTTAATATTTAAAGTTTACACAAATGCTCCAAAAAGATTTATATTCATTAATAACTCAAAAATTGACAGAGAATCTTTGTCAGAAGCTAAAAAAAGAGCAATATATGAATTTGCAGAATATAAGCAACAATGGCAAAAACAGATGGTTGAAGATAACAAAATTTTATCAAAAGATTGTAAATCAATTAAATCAGACTATAACTCATTACGAAGCATTGACGAAAATAAAAATGCAAGAATCAGAAATGAATATAAAAAACTTATTGCAAAAGAAAACAGTATTAGAAAACAAGTATATAATCTTAAATCAGGAATCTATAAACAAGGAAACTATTTTGATAGAGAACAATTTATTAAATCTGAATTGCAAAAAACTAAAGGAGAGGAAGGCGAACTTATTAGAGACATTGAACAAATTACAAAACAGATAAATCAATTTTATATTACCCCATGAAATTACTTCAAATATTTAAACGAAATCTTTGTCATGACTACATTATGTTAGATGATTCTGACTATGATAAATGTTATCAGCACCGTTGGTATATCAAAAAAAACAGAATTATTAGCAGCACTGGCATATTGTTACATCATGTTATATTTCCGCTTAAAAACCATGATTTAAAGTACACAATGACTTTTTTAGATGGCAATCCGTTGAACTATCAAAAAGAAAATATTGAATTTTCACATCGTAAAGTTTTAAAGTCTGAAAACTAATACTTACTTTTGCCTTAACTGCGGTTTGCCGCTAACCGCTGTTCAACAAGTGCAGCGGTTTTTTTATTTGAAATGTTAACACACGTTACGCAGCATGTAACACCTAAACGTTTGATTCTTAACGTTGTTACGCTGTTAACACCCGTTACGGGGTTTTTCTCACACACAACGCATATACACACATGCGTAGTTAAACTTAAAAATACATATGTGCGTAGAATATAGTGTAACAGGTGTAAACGTGTAACATACTATGATTATCAATACTTTATATGTTACACTTAATGTAACAACTGTTAACAATAATAATATAAATAATAAATAATATAAAATAATAAATAAACTTTAATATAGATATAGTCCTAAAACAAACAAAAAAGCGGCTTTAAGGCATTTTTATATTAAAGTGGTGTATAGATATCAAAACTTATTAAAAGTTGCTTAAAACGAAAATATGAAAGAAAGGGGAAGGCCTTTGAAGTTTAATTCACCTGAAGAATTGCAAAAGAAAATTGAATCTTACTTTGTATGGTGCGATTCAAGAACACGAATTAAACATTTAGTTACTAAAGACGGTGTGCAGGAAGTTGTTGAAAGTTTTCCGCGACCTTATACGGTTGAGGGGCTTGCAGTTTATTTAGATACATGCCGCGATACTTTGATAAATTATTCAAACAAGGAAGATTTTTTCGACGTTGTTAAACGCGCAAAGCAGAAAATACTGGCTAATAAGGTTGAGGGCGGCTTAGATAGAACTTATGATATGGGCGTTGCTAAGTTTATGCTTATCAATAACTACGGCTTTAAGGATAAGCACGAAACAACTGAAGACGACAAAAACATAAACATAAACATTCAGTATCCACCTGAAGCTAAATAGTGCCGCGAAACATAAACATACAACTGTTTAAGCCGCACACAGGGCAAAAACGAATATTAGATAATAAGCGAAGGTTTAACTGTATTGTTTGCGCCCGCCGTTTCGGCAAAACTGAACTAATTACATCGGTTGCGCTTCCGCTTATAAGCCCTGCCGTATTTGAAGGTAAGTTTGTTGGTATCTTTGTCGATGACTTTAAAGATTTTGCGCAAAGCTGGAATAAGATAGTAGATACTTATAAAACAATATCTGAAGGCGGCATCATTAAACACAAAGATGAAACTTCAAAGATAATGCAGTTTTTAAACGGCGGCGTTTTAGAAGTGTGGTCAATAGGCGATGAAGGGCGAAAGGACAAAGGGCGCGGGCGTAAATATCACCGCGTTATCTATGAAGAAACACAAAAGATACCGAGCCACATATTAGAATATCATTGGAAAACTGTAAGCCGCCCTACCTTAACTGATTACAAAGGTGAGGCGTTTTTTATTGGTACCGCTGCGGGCAAAGATAACTATTGGTACGAACTATGCCGCAACGGCGCTAAGGCTGGCAACGTAGAAAAGAATTGCTATAATGACATAGATTTGCCACAAAGCGAAAACGGTTCTAATAGTTGGATAACGTTTCGCATGGAAACAACCGATAACCCAAACATTGACCCCGATGAAGTAGCCGATGCAAGCCGAGACCTTGACCGCTTAACGTTTGAACAGGAATATAAATCTGTTTTTGTGGACTATTCAGGTGAAGCGTGGGTTTATGTTTTAAAGGACAAAAGCATTCAGCAAAAAGTATTTCAGCCCTCAAAGAAAATCAATTGGGAAACGGAACAGATTTACGTTTCGTTTGACTTTAATAAGATACCTATGACCGCGGCCGTTATGCGCAAAACTACATTAGCGCCCGACGTATCGGCCCGTTCACGTTATCGCTATGGCGTGCATATTGTAAAGGAATTTAAGATAGGTAGTGAAGAACGCGGTGAAGCATCAATCTATGATACATGCCAGGCGTTTAGGGAATGGATATTTGCCGAAACAAATAAGAAAATAGGGCGTTGGTCTGATACTGCTATTTATCCCTGCACTATTCCGCTACTGATAACAGGCGATGCGAGCGGTGACCGTTCAGATGGAAGGCAGCGCGTTTCTAAAACCTATTACGAAATTATACAGGAAGAATTGCAGTTGCCCGCGCGTTTCTTTGTAGTGCCTAAAGCTAACCCATTACATGCTGAAAGTTACGTGCAAACAAATACTATTATAAGCATGTGCCCTGACTTTCAGATTTATGAAGACAAATGCCAAGGCTTGCGTATGGACTGTTTGCGTATCAAATCCGATAACAGCCGCCGAATCATTAAAGGCAAAGGCGAAGAACGACAGGCCGACTTATTAGACAATTTGAGATACCTACTTAACACATTTTGTCAAGACATTAAATTATAACCCCATGATTTACCGCCCTAAAATTAAAGTACATTCTAATGAAGAAGTAGAATATTGGAAAAACCTAATAAATGAAAAGCGCCGACAAAACAAAAGTTTGCAGCGCTGGTTAGTAATTAGCGATGTTCACAGACCGTTTCACAATCAGATACTTTGGCAAAAACTACTTAGGCTTATATCTGAATTAGGCACGAATTTACACGGCCTTGTAATTGCGGGCGATTACTTAGACCTTTATACTTTAGGCAGCTATAACGCCGAATCATTAGCCAACTTATCAGGTCTTACATTGCAAGATGAATACATTGATGGATTGCAGGGTATTGACGATATTAACAGCGCGTTCAAAGGTGCTAAGAAATATTTTTTATTTGGCAACCATGAAGACCGATACTTTAGGCATATAAAAGAAAAGGACAACGCGAAATACGGCGG